CCATTAGGTTTTATCTTGGCTCTCCTGGCCCTTACAGGGGCCTTGTACGCCCCGTACGGCTGTCCTCGGGGAAATACAGTCTGAAAAAACAGGGGGGGTCGCCTTCCTATTAAAAAAACGACCACCTTTTGAGCTGTTACATGACTTACACAATGCTTGCAAGTTATCTAATGCCCATGTATCACCACCTTTAACACGTGGATAGATATGGTCCGCTGTATTTGCTACACCACCACAAACAGCACACACCCAGCCATCACGATCCAATACCTGCAAACGTAATCGTTTCCACTTATTACTGCTTAACTCTTTACTACTCAATACCATCCCTTACGATTATGATGCACTAACGCCAAACATGGTGTCATATATCTATTTTCAATATAACGCAAACCCCATTCTACCTGCTTAAAGCCATCTACTTTTTGTAAGTATTTTGATTTACCTTGTGGTATGCCATAGTGACTACCATTCTTAGCTTTAGGATTCCATCTGGATTCTTTGAACCACAGCCGATCTAAACAGTCAAACTGATCTATGTCATTTAATTGAATAAAGGCCCATTGACGATAATGATTTGTCTTAGGTTCTTGAGATTGAGCTATATCAAAGGCAAAGATTTGTGCAACAAATATAGCGAGCCCAACTAGCGTGCACCTTGCGAGCTTCCGCCGATGCGGCTCGCCTTTTCGCCTTGATGGCGAATGCGATCTAGAGCGTATCATATGGTGTCAAATCCTGTAAGATAACCGCAGGTCAGACGGCGTGGCGAAAAATGGCACGAATTCATACTGATCGATCCAAGTACAATCATAACCAGCTTCACTTTGCATCATATTCTCCAATCAATAGGCAAGTATGACAGTCCAAACCGCTAAACTGCCAGGACCCACAGCTGTTACATCGACTAACTGCATTATCAGACTGGCGCTTTAATACCATTTCAGCATCATTTTTAACGCCTACGCAACCACAATCCCTGCACTGATAAAGTGAATGGCCGACAGGCTTATCTTTCCACTCAATCTCAATAAACTCTGTCGGCTTACGACACCCATTACACTTAAATTTAATCACGTGCAATTAACTCATGGCATCTAAAGCATGTGCCATCTTTGAAAACTCTATCATCGCCACACATTTCGCATGTGATAACAGACTTAACTAGATGCACACCAGTATCATCCATTTCGACAGTAATACCACTGCCGTTAATGAAAGCAATATAGCCCATATCTACTCCTCATCCTTGAAGTACCAAGCGCCTGTGCTGGTTTGTGATGCCCATTTAGCATGTTCTTTTATATTGCCCAGGCATACATAACCATAAAACGGCTTCTTGGTTGTCTTACTAAATCCTGTGCGTAGGGTCATACCTTTCTCACAGCAATCGATAGGTGGTTTAGGTTGTTCTGGCACAGCTGCAACCCAGTCACTAGTAGTCCACTGTTGCGGGTCTTCTAGCTTGTTTTCTACTGAATATGTTTCTTGTTTAGAATTGACGGCAGCCATTTCTTCTCTACTAGGTCTTTTTCCTTTAGCTGAGAAACCTGCATTTGCAAGGCTGCGACCAATGCTGCTTGTTTCCGCATTAGGAAGAGCGAAATTTGCATTAACCCCCCTATCAGAAATAACTTCCATCGCAAGCCCAGTAGCGAACGGCTCGGTATCTGTTTTACTTTTGAATAACTTGCAAAGTACAATGAATCGAGTGTCTGTGGCCTCGATAATCTCTGTTGCCAATCTTCCATCTGGATATTCCTTCCACCATTTGTGTAATCTTTCATCGACTGTTTCGTAGTTTGATAAATCAAAGGCCATCATGCCTGCCAATCTAGAGCGCTGTCTTTCATAGCTTCATGGCATGTTTTGGCAATAGCAATATATGCAGCTGCATCTTTGTAATGATCTGATATTTCTGGCGACTCGACTGATCTGCTGATCTTGACCAGACACATGGCCATAGCCACCTGATTTGCTGTAATCGGAAAATGAAAATAAGCAGACCATAATTCGGCAATACGACTATGCTGACTGTAAGGGTGTCCATACTGTGAACCCCTTGCGTGTATAAGCTCTGTTGCATCTGCAAATAGTTTTTCAGTTGTTGTGGACATCGTTATCGACCATCCTTCTATGCATATCCCAGCCATCTTTACGGCCTCGCCAATAATGTATAGTTTTTATGTTTTCGATATATGTGCCAATAGCCCAGGTTAGTAATAAGCCTGCGACTATTCCCCACATAATTAGATACCCAAAGTCTTTCAGCTCTGTGTACATGTAGCCCTACTTTCTATGCTCACGCTTTGTGGCATAGCAATAGTGTTACACCTGTGTACGACTTTGTGGATGATTTAGGGGCTATTTTTTATAACGATTTGATAACTTTATTTGTAGAGTTTCCCCTCAAATATAAAACTGCCATCTGAATTTATTGGTATGGTTATTACCTGTACTTTACGCTCGTGGACATAGGCAACAGAAAAGCCTTGTTGCCAGTTTGCATACCCTCGGGTGTAAGCCATGCCTGAACTGCTTAAATCTACTAAATTGCCAACCTCAACGCCCCACACAGTACGCCCTAATTGGCCTCTAGATGCCTCTGTAAAGGCCGATACCCCTAGTCTATGGGTATGCCCACACACCACGCTTTTACCAAGCCTTCTAGCGCCATTTAAGGCCGTTTGTCCAGGTACTTGGCTAATAGGGAAAGAGTCGCCATGAACTGCCGTCCAGCCGTGAGCCCAGTCGAGGCCGTAAGGGTGGAATTTGATTTTGAGTTTATCATATCCCATAAAACGTTCATACTGCATTTCTGGTAGGTTGAGGAATGATGGCAGTCTGCGCTTAATTGATTTGTAAAGTCTGATTCCATGATTACTTCCTAGTACGTCTGTTACTCCCAAATAACTTAATACTTCTTGGGTTTGTTTTCTATCATCATTTATATTACCCACCATCTCATCAATAGTGCCAGCATTAAAACCACCTAGCTGTGGCAAATCAATTTCATCACCAATACAGATAGTTCTATAAGGCCGCCACTTGGCTAAAAATCGGCCTACTGTCCTTACGCTAACTTCACTAAAAAATGGTACTTGTAAATCGGATATAAAAGCTATTCGCTTAATTATTAGTCCTCATCATCGTAGGGGTCATGGTCTGGATTGACTGGGTTAAAGTCTGGACTAGACGGCACTAACCAGTCTGGGAAAGCATTACGATCACACATACCTAAAGCCTGGTCAGTTGGAAAGCCTGCACGCCTAAGGCTTAAATAGAACTCACGTAGTGCTATGGCATAAGTATCTAACTTAGTGTTGATCTGCTCATGGGTGTATTTACCCTTGCGCTTATTTACTTTCTTACGTTTACGTGCAGTAGCCATATTGTTATTATGACTTACTTATGATAATGAATAGTTGATCGACACGCTCTTCTAATCTTGAACTGCGCTGATCAATTCTATTAACGGCATCTGCCAAGCTGCTGCCAGAGTTTGGCTTAAGCTCGGATAAGTAAGACTTAATAAGAAAGCGCAGACCCACTAACAAACTTGTTGCTACGGCGCATACGCCAACGGCGATAGCGACCCAAGATTCGACTGTCATTTCGCATTAATGCCATAATCAACTTCTGTGCCAGAAGAAGGATCTACAGCTTTAGCAAGTGGCGCAACTACAGCGCCTAGTAATGTGGCATAAGCAGGGTGAATATCAGCGACTATGGCCAATGCCACTGTAATTCCACTAGCTGCTACAGCTCTTAAATAAGATTTAATTGCTGCTTTGTGTTTTTTAGTTAGTTTCATATATTGCCCCCTAGTAGTGGTATATCGAAAGGTTTGCCATCTTTGTCGCCTGCTTTTGTAAAACTAATGTGAATGTGTCGCTTGTGTGGGTTAATGCCACGATACCTACGCCACTTAAAACCAAATACTCTCGATGCTATAAAGCCATTATGGATTACGTAAGATATACGCTTATCGGTTTTTGCACAGACTCTGATTTGGTCAGCCAAATATATTGAGATCTGCTCGGATGAATCCAGGCGAGAATCAATATCAATGGCTCGGACAACCCCAAATTTGTCTGGATTATGATCCGATTTGCTGGCGGAATGACGAGCATCACCAATCCACCCATCACTGGTAGTGCGGCGATCTGGATACCAGGTATCAATTTGATCTCTTAACTGCATACCAGCTGCACATAGCCACGGCTTCATAAACAATCCCCCAAGATTGTGCTATAAGCCTAAAGCCCGAAGGTCATCAGTAGTTAAACCTAGGGCTGCTAGTTTGCCTTCGGCTGTTGCTTTGGCTTGCGCCTTTGCTTCGATTTCAAGTAATCGTTTTTCTCTGGCTTTAGTATTAATTTCTCTTTCTTCATTGATAATTTTTTGTTCTTCATCTGTTGCTTGACGGATTATATTTTCGCCAGTTATGTGATCGTAAATTGCTATGTTGTCGTTCATTATGCGTTCGCCAATCCGTAGGTTGAAACACTACCAGTGATATTGCTAGACGATGAAAGTAATCTAAAACCAGTATAAGACCTGGCAAATTCATTAAATGATGCAAAATGTGAACCGCCGTGGTCGTTTGATGCTTGGAATTGTCCAGTTACTCTTACATAATCAGTTCCTGAAGTTCCAACTCCAAACACAAATAAATGACCTGCTGCTTTAAAGGTAGATGTTCCGCCTTCTTGCGACATTAAAACATTGTTTGCGGCATTTTGACCGGTTGTTGTTATTGTTCCGGTATAATTAATATATTGTTGATAACCATAATAATTAATTGTTTGAGTGCTGGAACTATAACGGAATGCAATTAACAAATCATTTGCTGCTGTTGCAGCATAAATTGAATTAATTACGATTAAATAAGATTGGTAGGTTGTAGTAAAAACGCTATCCACATCTTGTGTGGCAACATTAGAAAAAGATGTTGTATTAATGTGCACTAATCCAGCACCGCTTGGAGTAGCCCACTTAAGTCCTGTAGCAGTAGAACTATCCGCTACAAGTGTTTGACCATTTGTGCCGACCGCCAAACGAGCATCTGCAGAAGATGTGCGTGTGTAAAGATCACCTTTAGTAGTTAATGGTGAGGTAGTGCCTGGTTGAGTATAATCAAACCAAATAGCAGAACTGGCAGAACTAAAATATAAAAATCCACCATCATATTGAGTTACGGCTAAAGTACCTGCACTATTTACTGTTGCAGTGCCAGCAGTAATTGTAGTTGTGCCGCTACCGATGTTCTGGATTTGTACACTATCGCCTGCACTAAACAGTGATGTATTTACTGTAATTGTTGTGGCGCTTGCGCTGTTCATTTGTATAACAGTGCCAGCATCGGCTGCAACCAATACATAACTTGCGGTTTTTGTACTAGGTGATCCACCACCCATAGCAGTTTGTTGTAATGAGGTCATCTGAGCAGCTGTTAAAACCTGCCCAGTAGTAAAAGTCTGTTTAGCCATTATACTCCTTAGTAACTTAGGACATTATAGTCTAAAGTGCCATAAATGGTATTATCTAGGATAAATGCATCTATAACGGGCTCTAGTGTCGTGAACGTGGTTTTCCAACTATTCGGGGTTATATTCATGGCAACCCCAAAAATCTGTAATGTCTTACTGATAACACTGCCACCTGGCTGGGTGGTACTCACTGTTATTGGGTCAAAAAAGTCTAAATCTAAAGCTGCAATAATGCCACTGTTGTAGTTAGGAGTGTATAAATCTAGGGTTACTGAATCAACACGTATGGACGTTTCAGCTCGGCTGGCCACATAAGCTTGCGCATAATCTAAGGCTACTGCATCTGTTTGCATTAGCAAGCCGTCTAAGAAATAACTATGCAAAAAATACTTGTCGATAGAATCTTGATCCGTAGCCACTTGTGCTGTGCCACTTAATCTAGTAATAGTGGCCTTGTTAAATATCAATACGTCATTAAGTATCCATTGAGCATCTGCGTAGGCTATGCCTGTGCCGTTATCATTAAAAACTGTCGGTGTGTTGCCTATGGATCCAGCAGTCACAGCTCTATCTTGAAACACAAAATGGCCATCTTCATCAACATATAATGCGCCATACTCTGAATCTGCCACAGTCTGCATAGCCTGTAATGCTGTTCGGTTTGTGCCTGGATCATTTTGTAATGTAGTCAAACCTGTATCTATATCACGCATGGTGGCTGGCCAGTCAATTTCATCTAATATATTATTAATGCGTGCGCCTGATAATTGCGCAGCGCTTGTACCAGTTACTGTGCTTATTTGTGCGTTAAACGCTAATCTGAATGCATCTACAGCTTGTATAGTTGTATATGCAACATCTTCTGCTTCTCTAGGATAAGTTGTAACATAACTTGTAATATAGCCAGTAAATATGGGATAAGTAACGCTGCTATATGTAGCAGTAATCTGCACCTTCTTCATAGGTGTTAAATATGTGTAATAAGGGCTAGATGGATTTTGTGGGTTGAAATCGCCATTTTGATCTACTATGCGTAGCGATAATGTGCCAGTTTGAAACTGATCGCTTAATGCATTACGGCCACGCTTGGTTTCAATTCTGTTTATTTGATCTGATACGTCCACAATAATAGATGCTGAGTCTGACAGAATATTAACATCTAATTGGCCTTGATCTAATATTAAAGCCTGCGCAAAACTTGGGCCAGTGCTAAAGTTTATATAAGCATTAACTACTGGTACAGCCATTACAAACCGCCAGCAATACCATAAGACACACCTGACTTTTGGGCTATTTGTAGGCTTTCAGCTATAAGAGCTGCAAATCTATCACCTGTGGCTTGCGTATCTACAGTTATCTTCAACTCAGCCATAGATCGTTCTTCACCACGTCTTACAAAACTTGGATCAAATATGCTGCCACCTAATGCGCCTGTAATGCCACCACCATCGCCACCACCATCGCCACCGCCATTGCCACCACCAATTAGTGAATTTAGGCCAGGTATATTAAATCCTTTCATACTCATGCTCATTAAAAATGCTGCTATTTTAGCATTCATAAGTTTAACAGATTCTAAAGCCTCATCATAAGTAGTTGCTAATTTTTTGGCCGCTTCTGCTGCTGCTAACTCTGCCAATATTTTCTTTGCCAATGCTTCATTGTTATCTAATATTGCTATTTTTGATTGCAAGCGTAGTTTAGTTTCAGCATCTGTGGTTTCGTTTAGTGCTTTAGTCAAACCAATGCGCTCAACATCAAATTGATCCCGTAATTTATCTACAGCTGTTTTCTCTTTAAGCGTAGTAACTTCTTGCTTTTTCAATGACAGTAATTCTTTACCTGCTTTAATTTCTTGCTGTCTTTGTGCTTTTAAGATACGCCCCATAGTGCGTTCTTGACCACCACGATCTGCCTGATTACGGCTGCTTGCACCTAAATCCCTAAATGCCCCTAAATAAGCACCTACTACTGGTATTGCTTCTATGCTAAATAATTTGCTAACGCCAGGAACGCTTTTTAGTTTATCTACTACTACTGCTATACCACGTGCTGTATCAGCTGTGGCTTTAGCAAAATCTTCCATGCTGGTTGCCAAATTATCTATGGTGTTATCGTCTGCCAATGTAGTTAGCGCATCAACTATGCCTTCGCCAATAATTTCTTTAGCAGTTTCTGATCTAACACGTAATAAATCAATTTTGCCAGCATAGGTGGTTAAACGAGCCTGAGCCTGACCGCCAAATTTATTATTTAATTCACCAAGTATCTTGTCCATGTCGCCAGCTTTTAGCGTGGCTTTGCTTAATCCTGCGCCTAATCTAGTTAATGATGTTGTGTTGCCTGCGTAGCCTTTAGCCAGTGCAGCTGTAACTTCACCTAAAGATTTACCTGTGGCTGCTGATACGTTTAAGGCTGTATTTAATGCATCTTGACTTTGAGTAATTGATCCAGTAACAGTTAATAATTGCTGAAATGCTGGCCTTAATTGGTCATCTAACACGCCAGTAGCGTTTTGTAAATTGGCTATGTATCGCTCAACTGGTGCTGTGGCAAATGCGTAACCAGTATTTTTTAATTGTTGCTCTAAAGCTTTGGCTGCCTTTTCATCTGCTGCAAATGCATTAACGGCTGACTTGCTAAACCGCATAAGCGCCCTAGCTGAGAATGCAGCACCAAAAGTTTTGGCAAAATTCTTAATTTGCAGATCAAATGCACTTACATCTTTTTTAGCTTTCTTTAATGCCTTGCCATTCCATGTGGCCGATGCCGCTACATAAATATTTGCCACTATGCCACCTTCTTAATTTCTGTGCGTCTAGTGAATGTTGCAGCACTATCATCTATGGCTTTTAATATTGCTTCATAAACTTTAGGACTTGCTTTAGCCCATGCTTTGTAAATTAATCGACCTTGTTGCTTACGACCACCAGCACCACGAGCGCCAGGTATTCTGGCAGGTTTAGTTACTGGCTCTAATGCTGCAATAAATTGCTGACTAGCAAATGGGTTATTGCTGCCATATTCTCTCAATGCTCGACTTTTCGGTGATGCTAATGTATAAGTGCCACTGCCTTCATGCTTAAACGTAAATGCTGCCCTGCCATTAGGATTTAATCTGCCAGCAGTTTCGTATATTGATCCTGCTCTACTTACGTTATATACATATTGGCTAACTTGCCAGCCATTTTTACTAGCTGTATTTTTACCAGGATTATAGCCAATACCTGCTCTTACATCACTAGCATTATATTTTGGAAATGGTCTGTAATTAACAGCTGACTCTAATGGTTTTGCCCAGCCACTTAATACACCAGTATTGCCAGGCACATAACTTTTAGCTGTTTCAGCCACATCACGCATTAATGGATCAATGGCTGTTGCAACTTTAATTCTAGTATCTTCGTCAAAAAAACTAAGGCCGTTCACAACGTCTTTAACGCCTACGACCTCGACTGGCATTCTTGACCCTTTCTGCTCGATCTTTCAATACCTGGATAATTGCCTGGTACATATCCGAGTCCATGTTAATAAACTCGCTAGGCGGTATCTGAGTTTCTACAGCTAATGCTGCAATACTGTAGGTTAAAGAATCCCGCCTAATTATTTTTTTTCTTCGTCTAACACCTCTACTGTGTCTAAGGTATCTATAAACTCAATACCAAAGACAGGTACAGTTACATTAGCCCTGCGTAAGCATTCCCAAGCAAGCCAATAAATTTCGGTTTGCCGTTCGTGATCACGCAGGACTTTAGATATACCTGCGCCATACTTCAATTCAAATGCATACTCAACACCTGGCGTAATCTTATGTTCGGTAGATTCTCCAGTAACCCTAGTGACTCGTAGCTTTGCCATTGTTTAACCCCTTAGGCTGTAGTAACTGTAATAACGCTGTTGCAGGTAAATGTAATGCTTTGGCTAGAAATATCTGCCACTGATCCATTTACGTTCTGTAGGTTATTAACTAATACTGTAGTGCTGTATAGCGGATTGCTTGCGCTGGTAGCAGCGTTTGTCTGCTTAATTGTTAGTGGCACTGTTGTACCATAAGCAGCACGTAGTGTTGGAATGATGGTGCTTGATGCATTGTCATTTAACAAATCAAGTGTGATTGTTGATGCTTCTAAGCCTTTGACAAACTTATGGGCTGTATCTCCCATAGCTGTTATTTCAAGCTCGTCAAATGACTGATTAATTGTTACTGCTGTTACATACGCTGATATATCAACGCTGTTTAGCGTAACAACTGCGGCATTATTTAGAAATACGGCCATTGTTACTCCTTGTCCTTATCTTTAGGTGTTGGTGCTGGTTTATCTGTTATTTGGCCTATCTTTTTTAGAAAGGCTAAATCCTCTGGTGTTAGGCTCATGTTTTAACTCCAACTCGTTAGTATTGATACTGTTATTTCTGACACCAATAAATCGCCACTTTGAGCAGCTACAATTTGTGGTGCTGAAATACTAGATATGTTTAAGTCTAATGTAGATGCAGCAAGTTTGGTTACAACTGCCACAATGTAATCTTCAATGCCAGCCAAATTACCTTGATTGTCTAATGCTGGCTTTGTAATTAAAATCTTGAAATTGGCTAATGGTGCAATAGTGGTGCGGTCATTATTTGTTGGTACAATATACGGATCACCTGGCGTAATTACGACTGCATTAGCAAGTAATGTAGCTGGTGGAAATGCAAACACTGACCAAACACCAGCATTGGTTAAATCAGTTGCTAGTGTGCCACGTAATGTTGTAATCGCAGCTGGCATTTTATCCTACTAATGAATTAGGATTTGAATACGGCTGGATGAGGCCACGCACTCTATTTATCAGCTGATAGCCCATGCGATAAGGGCTGGCAGTAACCCCATCCATGCCCACCCCACCAGTTTGGCTTACTTGCCTGGCTTGCCATATATCCACTGCAATTATCATGGCAGCTTCTCGTATAGCAGGGGTCGCAGCATAAGATGTTGAATGAAATGGGCCTTTAACAACGCCATAAGGTCTGATGTAATGCATTGGATCGTCAGCGGCTGTTTTAGCATATTGAATGTAAGAATATGCGCTAGGTTGATAGCCAAATTGCATTGTTGCTAATAGGGCAGCATTAATACTGACTGGTACAGATGATCCTGGATAAGCGCCAGTTATTGTATATGTGCCATTGTAAGTAGCACCAGATAAAGTTACTGTAATGCTTTGACCAACAACAAATGTGCTGGGATTTGCTAAAACTAAAGTGGCAACATTATTCGATATTTGTGATGCAATTACTGGTGCTGAGTTATACCATAAATATTGTTCTAATAAATCTTCGGCTGTTTGACACACTTCTTCAACAGTTGAGTCAGTATATAAACTGCCAATACCTAAATTGGCTCTTAACTCAGCTACTGTTACAAATGTTGCTGCCATGTGCCTACCTTTCTAAAAAGCTCCCCCGGGGCTAGGGCTACTAAACCCCAGGGGATTGATAATGTGTTTCTATTATTACGCTGTCATGTTGTAGCGTTGTAGGCCACCAGAAACAAGTGTTTTAGTTGCTAAATATCCATATAGCATCAATTCGATTTCACCTGATGTTGGTATGTTGGTTGAAAGCCGTAATACTGGACTCTCATAAATTGCAATTGCAGATGGCACAATGATAAATGCTGAATCATCGATAGTTGTAGATACCATATTGGAATCAACATATAGATCTAAGCCAAGTATGTTCCCACGCACCGAAGTAGGTGAGGAAGATCCTGCCGCGTTGTAAGGATTTGTAGCCGTAAAGATTGGGCGATCAGTTGTATCTTTAGCACCAATCAATAATGACCATTGTGAAGTACCAGCAATATATGCAGTTGCTAGTTCACCTGTTGCAAGATACGCAGCTGGGCCAGCTTGTGCTACAAACGCTTGAATACCTAGATAGGTAGTTGCTTGTGATGTTGCAAGCGTTCCACCAGATACGATTTCAGCAATAACAGCTGCATCGGTTGCTTTGTTGTAAGCACGAGTCATGTTGTCAAGCATTGCCTGGAAAAATTCAGGATTATCGCTAGATCTTTCTAATAGTTCAACGCTGTAACGTTGCAATCCAGCATACTTTTTGACAGTTGCATTTACATAGGCAGATACGATACCTGTCTCAGATGGTGCGCCACCTTCTGCTGTTTCTGCAACAGTACCTGCAGTTGTAATCTTTGGATGAGAAATGGTCATTCCAGAATTAGGAATAACTTTAGCTCCACCACATGCCTCAATAGTTGGGCGTGATCCAATAAGAGTATCTACAACAGTTGTAGCATAAGAAACAGGGCTGAATGCTGGGTTGGTTGTAAATGAATCATCGGCAGCAGTAATTTTTTGTGCTTTTGCATCTTCGCCTTTTACCCATAGACCCGCTTCGTGATCTCCTAATTGTGCCTTTACTGCATATTGTAGATATTTAGCTCTTGAATTAATTGGCGTACGTGGCTCAGCATAGACAGCAGCACTAATTGTTGGTCGTGCAGCTTCTACTGGAGCAACTTCCGCAGGTGTAACAGTTGGCTCTGGAGTTGTATCCAAGATAGCCTCACTTTCCGTAGTAGTTGATGTTGGGTCTGCTTCGCTTTCGCTTGCAGCAACTTTATGAACGTTCGCATTAGCAAATGCTGGTGTTTCTACCAAGCTAACCTCTTTTAATACGGCTGAGGTTACTTCTATGTAATTTTTATTATTTTTAGATGCTAAAACTTCTACACCCACAGATAGGCCATCTACTAATTGCTCACTAGCTAGAATTAAAGCATCTTGACCTTGCATGCTGGCGCTAACCTTAAACTGAGCATAAATGCCATCTTCTGTTTCTTGAAATTTTTGCATTCTGCCTATTGGCTTATCAGCCTTGTGTTGCATAAGCATTTTAATTTTTCCTGGATCACCAATTTTGATAGATCCTTTTTGAAATACTACAGGGCCAGCGGAAGTATTACCGATCTCGCCAAATGGCACGATCTTGCCAGCGATAATTCTGCGTTCGCTGTCAGATGCTTCTACTGCACTACTGAATGTAAGTATCATTACCATTCTCATTTCCGTCTGGGGTCATATCTTCCATTTCTTTAGCTTGCTCCACATCAATTAGACCTAGAGCCAACATTTTCTCTATTGCTTCTAAACGCTTCATTGTGTCGGCACGTAAGAATGACTCATCTATATTAAATCTAACTATATTGCCATTTGCGGTTATATCATTCATACTTAAACGATCTTCGATAGCACAAATATAAGGTTGTAGTGAATATGCTACAAACTCTTTTCGTCCATCAATTATATTCTGATACGTCATGCTGTTATTCATGTCTGCACTAATCATGTATGCAGGCACATTCATCGCACGTGCAATTTGTGTTGCAAGATATTGTGATGCTTCGTTATACATCATATCTTTAGGGCTAAATCCAACAGTTTCATAAGATAACGTGCTAGTTAAATATGCAGTAGATTTATTTTGACGTGCAGTTTTCCATGCAGCTAATAATGCTTGAATAGATGACTCTGGCATATCTGCGCCCGTATTTTTAATGTATCCAGTAGCCATAGGTGTTGCAGCGGCCACAGCTGCGGCTTTTTCAATATCTAATGCGGCTTGTATTGTCCGGCCAGATGTTTGTAATATACCTTGTGTTAATCCTTGAAATGTTACTAATGATCCAACACCAACCATAGGTACTTTTTCGCCATCAACTGTGTAATAAAGTATTTCTGTACCTTTAGCATTTGTTTGTGCACTAACTCTAGTATTTGCAACCCATTCAAATCTAGCTGGCCGCAAATCATCGGCATATACCTCAGTAATTCTCCAAAAAGCTTGCCCATAAAATATAAGAGAGTCAACAGTTGCGCTAATTGTGACGGATCTAGGTTGTCTTATATCTGGCTGTTCTAGCCAAACAGGTTTCCCTAGTTCTTCACCAGTAGATTTTTTGTAAAGCTCTAATGGTAAATAAGCTACGACACCTTTGATTAAATTAGCGCAACGATTGACCGCTGGCACTTGACAAGCTAGCGCACGATCCATCGGGCCATACCCAAACGGCACACCTAGAGTATTAAATCCGTATGAATCTAACATAACGGCAGGGGCGTATTGCGCTTGGACAGATTCAGTTTTTTTGGTTATACCCAAAGCAGACAATAGACCCATATATGTACTTTATACCATAATTAGGACATTTAGTGCAAGTTAGACAATAATTTTGGCGGTTTGTTGTGGTTTATTTAGGACATATACGACCATGGCCAAACTTATAGCTGCTGTAACATCGCCGGCTGATTTACGCCTAATTATACGCCAACCAAAATCTGAGGTTTTAGCCGCGCAATTATTGAGGTGTTGTACTAAATCCGCTTGCCCACTGTGAATCATGCGATTTGTCGCCATAGCGTTCTGTAAATCGCTGCATGCCTGATAAAACATTTGTCCACTAACGTCTTGCATACGCCAACCGCTTTGTTCCAATTTTGTGGCGACAGATTGTACCGCGTATTTGTCATAGCAAATATAATGCGGTTTATATTTGTTAGCCCATTCAGCAATATCACTTGCCATTTGTATTTCATCTATTGCAATATCGCTAGTCCATAACTGCATTAAACCCACAGCTGTTTTGCCATTAATTATTTGACCAGCAACCAAAGCGCCACATCTTCTGGTCGGTGCTATATCAAAAGCAAAAATAGTTAAAGGGCCTACAGGTATTTGTAAATTGCTATCACTGCAGGCTTCAATAGATCCATAGACCCATGGGCTTACTGAACTATCTACCCACTGACATAGCATTTCAGTTCTGGTAGCTTCAACTGTATTTATAGACATGGCTTCTTTTAAGGTAGCTTCGCTTATTAAATGACCCAAAGCTGGGTTAGCGTACATCCATCCATTTCTATCGTCAATTTTACAATGTTGAGGTGCGCTATATTCGTAATAACCTAAACTAACATCCGGATAAGACAGACATCGTTCCCTTAAATTATTTAATACAGTGCTAAATCCATCGCCAGCGTTGCTTGTCATAAACGTCATAGAATTTGGCCTAGCTCTAGTAACTGGCAACGCAGCTGTAAATGCTTCTTCTGACCATTCACGTAATTCATCTATGTATAAGAAATCTGCGGTCTTTCCACGCGGCGCATCTCTAGTGGCTGCCGCTATCTCATATCGAGCGCCATTAAGCAAGCTTATAGATTCTTGCCCATTGGCTAGGCGTATTTGTCTAACCTGGTCTTTCAAAAATTGGTTGTCTTCAATAGTCCAGGCCACTTGTCTAAATGTATCTAATGCCATGTTTCGATTTGAGGACATACCTAAAACGTTTTTGCTACCCCACAAAAACAAATGAGCAAGAATTAACATTCGTGCTAAATGGGTTTTTCCGTTTTGGCGTGCAACTAGACATAATCCTGATTTCTTGATGTATTTGCCATTTTCATCCACGCTTAATAAATCTTTTAATACCCAAATTTGCCAAGGCAATAAAGGTAAATTTAATTTATTAGCCAAATCAATTACATCTTGAGCCTTATTATCGCAATTTAATAAAGGCGTATGGATTCTGGCCATAGTGCGGCCTTCTAGCTTTGCCCCTCGTTTAATTGGTATCACTTCTGCATTAGTTTCCATTGTTTTGTAGCCCTTCTGGTTTATCAAACGGTGATTCTGGAACGATCTGGACCGTTTCGGGGAGAGGACGGTCAAA